TTCTTATTTTTGATGAGGCGGCCTTCATTGAGGCTGACGGAGATTTCTGGTCGGCGTGTATGGCCTCACTTTCTACGGGTGGTAAGGTTATTGTTGTATCAACTCCAAATGGATACGACCCAATCTACTACGAAATTTACGACCAAGCATTAAGAGGTATGAACGATTTCAAAATATCTGAGATGTTTTGGTATAGAGACCCTCGTTATACAAAAGACCTTTACATGGTAAAAACAAATGACTTAGTTCATTATCTTTTGAATAGAGAGGATTACCCTGTAGACGTATTGATTGACTTATCTATGGATAATCCATATGAAAGAGACCATTCAATAGTTAAGGATTATGTGGGACAAGGATATAAACCATGTTCTTCGTGGTTTGAGGGGATGGTTAAAAAATTAAAATACGATAGACGTAAGGTTGCTCAGGAATTAGAATGTAACTTTTTGGGTTCAGGTGATAACGTATTTGATTCTGATTTAATGCAAAATATTGCCAAAAATCAATTAAGAGACCCTCAAGCAAAATTGATGGGTAACGCTTTATGGATTTTCAAAGAACCTGTAAACGGACACAAATACGTTATGGGTGTTGACGTTTCAAGAGGTGATTCAGAGGATTTTTCATCGATACAAATTATTGATTTTGATGAGAGAGAGCAAGTTTTTGAATACGTTGGAAAAATACCACCAGATGTGTTGGCGGAAATCGCTTACAAATGGGGTTCCATGTATAACGCGTTTTGTGTTATAGACATCACAGGAGGTATGGGAGTTTCTACTGCAAGAAAAATGCAAGAACTACAATATCAAGGAGGTTTCTATGTTGATGGTGTTGATACCACAAACAAATGGAAGTACGACCCCAAAATGAACGAGAAAATTCCTGGCATCAATTTCAACACAAAAAGAGTACAGATTATTGCGGCTTTCGAAGAAGCGGTTAGACATGGGTTCAAAATATATTCACACAGAACATATAATGAGATGAATACCTTCGTTTACATTAACGGAAGACCTGACCACCAAAAAGGACAACACGATGATTGTATTATGGGAATGTCCATGGCAATTTATATTGCTGAAAAATCTTTTCAGTCATTGACTAAGGTTGTTAATCACACAAAGGCGATGTTGAATTCGTGGTCAACAGTCGTAAGTGAAAACAAGAATACCTCGGATTTTTTTAATCCAATGGTCCCTCAAATGGGAAGAGACCCCAACTTAACAAACAACGGGGCATCTAAAGCCGATTACCAAAAATATGGATGGTTATTTGGTGCTAAATAACTATTTATATTATTGAGGTAATAAGTAAACTTATAATATGGCAGAACAAAACATGACGGTTTGGCAACGACTGTCACAAACATTTGGACCGAATTCACTTTTAAATCAAGATTATCCAACATTCAAGTTTGATAAAAAGGAACTCTTACGCACAAAAAGCAGAGAAGAATACGAGAAGGAAAAACTCCAAGCACAACAAACATATTATTTAACAAATCAATGGACAAAGGTTGAAAACAACCTTTATTCACAGGCGATATATTATGAGCCAACAAGATTATCTGCTCAGTACGATTATGAATCTATGGAGTACACTCCTGAGATTTCAGCTGCTTTAGACATTTACGCCGAAGAATCTACAACAACAAATGAGGATGGATTCATTCTTCAGATTTATTCTGAATCAAAGAGAATTAAAGGGGTACTGGCTGACTTATTCAATAACGCCTTAGATATCAATACCAATTTACCTATGTGGACAAGAAACACGTGTAAATATGGTGATAACTTCGTCTACTTAAAATTAGACCCTGAAAAAGGGATTGTTGGGGTTCAACAATTACCTACAATTGAAATAGAAAGACATGAAGTAGGCGCAAGTGGTAAAATTGCAACGGACGTAAAACAAGAGGTTGATAAGGATAGAAAGGCTTTACACTTCACTTGGAAAAACAAAAACATGGAATTCCAATCATGGGAAATTGCTCACTTCAGATTATTGGGTGATGATAGAAAACTCCCTTATGGTACTTCTATGTTGGAAAAGGCAAGAAGAATTTGGAAACAATTATTGTTATCTGAAGATGCGATGTTGATTTATCGTACATCAAGAGCTCCTGAGAGAAGAATGTTCAAGGTATTCGTTGGAAACATGAATGATGACGATGTTGAGGCATACGTACAACGTGTTGCAAACAAGTTCAAAAGAGAACAAATTGTCGATAGTAAAACAGGTAACGTAGATATGAGATTCAACCAAATGGCGGTTGACCAAGATTATTTTATTCCTGTACGTGACCCTGCGGCACCAGACCCAATCACAACACTACCAGGTGCAACAAACCTATCAGAAATAGCCGATATTGAATATATTCAAAAGAAACTATTAACCGCACTTCGTGTACCTAAGGCTTTCTTAGGATTTGAAGAAGTTGTTGGTGATGGTAAAAACTTGGCGTTACAAGATATTCGTTTCGCTCGCACGATTAACAGAATCCAAAAGAGTATGTTAGCCGAACTAAACAAAATTGCTATTGTTCATTTATTTTTATTAGGTTTTGAAGACGAGCTATCAAACTTTACCATAGGATTAACAAATCCATCTACCCAAGCGGATTTATTAAAAATTGACGTTTGGAAAGAAAAGGTATTACTTTACAAAGATTTGGTTGCAGACCCTGGAAATGGTATTCAAGCTACTTCATCTACTTGGGCTAAAAAACATATATTCGGATGGTCTGACGAAGAAGTTCGTTTGGATTTACAACAACAAAGAGTTGAACGTGCGGTTGGTGAAGAACTTAAAGCAACTCCAACAGTCATCACTAAGACAGGTTTATTCGATAATATTGATAAACTTTATGGAAGTACCACAGGAGGAACACCAACAACAGGAGCGTCAACTACACCTGGTGGTGAAGAGGAATTGGCACCACCACCAATGGCGGGAGGTGAATTACCGGGTGGAGAACCTGAGTTGGCACCACCAGCAGAGGCTCCACCAGCAGGAGGTGAAGTAACACCAGAATCAAAAATGAAAGACCTTAATATTTTGGTCGAAAATAATCTAATTGAGGGTGCGGAAATGATTAACTTAGGTCATGCACAAGATTCTTTAGGAGAAATTTCAAAAGAATTGGATAAGTTATTAAATTCATAATATTTATTTGAAAAAGAACAAAATGACCTTTGGAGCCGTAAAATCCCTTATCGAGAAAAACCTTTTGGAATCCTACAAGGATGAGAAAGAATTCAAGAAAACATTGAGAGAATTCAAACACAATGTTTTAAGTAATAAATCTATGTCTAAGGCTTATGCCATCTATGACCAATTAAGTTCACCACAGGGATTAACGGAGCAAGATGCAAAATATTTTGTTGAAGAAGGTGTCAATCTTTTACATAAGATTTTACCAAGTTTCAAAATGCCTACAAACGTTTCTGAAAATACTGAAAACAAATACTCAGATATTGATACGTTAGTTTATGGACAAAAAGTAGATTTATTCGAAAGAATAAAAGCAAAGAAAAATATTCTTCAAACCATCACATCAAAAAAAGAAACAATCAAAGAAAGTGTTAATATTCCAGTTAGCTCAATGGTTGCGGTTGCTAACCAAACAATTAGAAATTACATTCAAACATTAGATGAGAATACCAAAAAAGAATTTTTTCAAATAGTTTCAGAGGATACAACTGTTTTGGAAACCAAATTTGAAACAATACGTGAAAGTGCAATATCAAAACTAAAAAATATTTTAGACAAAGAAGAAGCACAAGATATGAAATCTAGAATTTCTGAAACAATAGATAAGATTAAAATTGAAAAGTTTGACCAATTGAACTTTTTAAAATTGAAGAATTTAGAAGAATCAATTTGATTGGTCTTTCATCCTTTGAATATACTTAGCCTTTAAAATCTGTGCTCTTCTTAGTACAGATTTTTTTGTATATTCTTTTTTCTCAAACAACTTTTGAGTTTGTTTAGTTTTGATTACTTTTGATTTTAGGGTCTTGAGTGCTTTTTCTATGTTTTCCCCGTTATTAATTTTTATTATTATCATATATTACAAATATCTTATAACTAAAAAAAATTTTGACATTTAGGTTTATATGTTGTATTTTTTGTATAAGAAAAATAAACTTACATAATATGAAAATTAATGAAAAAAGGAAAAAGTGTAAAGCTTAACCTATTCAACCCAATCAAATCGGTCTATGGAACGGTAGATTCTAAAAATTTAAAGTCAGTATACATAAACATCCAATCATGGGTAACACCTAAAGAAGAGTATGATAATTGGAACAGAGTTGTCTCAAATTTAGGTAGAGAAATAAAACATTCGGTTTTCGAATCAATTAATCAAAATTTATTTAGAGAAAATAGTATTGTTGATTTGGACTTAAGGACAAGTGGAATTTCGAAAGGGAAAAAATCTTTTTTTAACTTGGAAATTAATTTATATACTTTATCTGAAATGGATTTCAAATGTAATGAAATCAAAGATTCTGTAAAAACCATAGTCAAATCAATATACAAAAATAACGTAATACAAAACAAATACTTTGAATTTTCGAACTCAAAAAAAGAAGACCCTCAATAAACTATTCAACACGGTATATTTATCTTAAAAGATTAGATGAAAAATTTAAGAATTTTAGAAGCCAGCGAGCTCGGACATGGTATCCTGATTGAGATGGATGCAGGATTGGTTTCACCTACTGATGTTAGAAATATTGAAGTACTCAAAGAGGCAAAAAATCTTGACTATAGAAATCCTTTTGAGTTCTATGCTGTTTTACAGAAATACGACACTCCAAATAGAAACGGTAGGACATACCCTGAAAGAATACTAAAAAGAGAGGCGGAAAGATATAAACAATCAATTGCAAAAGGATTGTCTACATCAGAGTTAAATCACCCTGAATCTTCATTGATTGATTTGGATAGAGTATCTCATATTATTACAGACATTTGGTGGGATAAAAACATCTTAATGGGTAAGTTGAAACTATTAACTTCACCAGGTTTTCATGAAAGAGGTATTGTGTCAACAAAAGGAGACATTGCAGCTAACTTAATGAGACAAGGTGTTACTATGGGAGTATCATCAAGAGGTGTCGGGTCGTTAAAGAAGGTTGGAGAAAGAAATGAGGTTCAAGATGATTTTGAATTAATATGTTTTGACTTAGTTTCATCACCATCAACACCAGGGGCTTACTTATTCTCGAATCCTGAGGAAAGACATCAGTATGAAGAAAACTTGGACGAAGAGAGAAAAACAAAGCAAAATAATGAGTATGTTGAAAAATCGGTTGACTTAATGAAAAAATTAAACGACTTTTTAGGAAAATAAAAATTATGGACGAAAAATATTTTGTAGCAAAAATTCAGTACGATTTACCAGATGAAAATTCTGGAAAGATAAAAAAAATCAGAGAAGAAAAATTAGTTAAAGGTTTTTCAGTTACGGACGTTGAAGCCAAGGTTACTAAAAAATACGAAGGCTTTACACATGATTGGAGAATTACATCAGTGTCTGAAAGTAAAATCGATGAAGTGATTGAATAATCAATTCAATAACTTATTTAATTAAAAGTGGTCCTAACAGACCACTTTTTTTGTTTGGGGAATATTTATAGATAACTAAATAAACTCTTAGGTTAAATTAAAACAATAATAAATCTTATTTGGTGATACGTACAAAATGATTTTTTTTCATTTTGGTACTATTTATATGTTAAATTAAACAATTTTTTCATGCAAGAAAATAAAAATTTAGTACAAGAGGCGCTCATTCAAATGAAAAATGTTGAAGAGGCAATCGCCGAAAATGCAAAAGGAATACTTGCTTCAACTATGAAGGAAGAAATCAATCAGTTAGTAAAAGAATCTCTATCAGAACAAGATATGGAAGATGAGGTTGAGTTAGATGTTGATATGGAAGACGACGACACAGAAGATGTTGACGTTGACATGGATACTGATAATGAAGATGAAATGAATATGGACATGGATTTTGATATGGACATGGACATGGATTCTGAAGAAAGTCCAATAGATTTGACTGACGCTTCTGACGAAGAAATTCTTAAGGTGTTTAAAGCTATGGGTGAAGAAGACGGAATCATCGTTAAAAAAGATGGTGAAGATATTCACTTAACAGATAATGACACTGATGCGGAATATCTAGTAAAGCTTGGTGAGTCTGAGGAAGAAGAATTAGATGAAACTATGATAGATGAAATCGATGAAATGGACGTTGATACAGAAGATGTAATCAACGCAATCTTTTCAAAAGACGGAGACGTTGAGGATATCGACGTTGACCAAGATGAAGAAGACGTTATGTATGAAATCGAGTTTGATTCAGAAGACGACATGATGGAATCAGATGATGAGGACATGATGGAGGAAGAAGATGAAGACGACATGATGGAATCAGATGATGAGGACATGATGGAAGATGAAGACATGATGGAAGAAGAAGATTTGGACGAATCTTACAACCATAGAAGAGCTGTTAGAGAAGGTAAGTCAACAGTAAAACCTAAAGGTGTTGGAATTGGCTCAGGACCTAAATTCACTTACAAAGATAAAGCTGCAGGTGGATTCAAAGAGGACAAAAAAGAAGGTCCTAAATCAGTAGGTACTGGTAAAGCAAAATTCGAATACAAGAACGGTGCAAATATGGAAGGAAAATCCAAAGTTGTTAAAGCAGAAACAAAAGAAGGTGATTACGGAATGAATAAGGGTGATAAATCTAAAACTCATAAGGGAGATAAAGATTTCACAACTAAAAAAGGTGACACTTTGAAGAGAAAAGCTTTCGAAAAGGAAGAAACTAAAGAAGCTGCTAGAACTTATGGAATGGGTTCAAAAGAAGGAAGAGGACTTAGAAAAGGTAT